TCATCCCGGGCCCTGTGTCTGGCCATACTTCACTGTCTAAGATCAGACTATCGCATTCAAACCCTACCATTCAGCAACTAGCTTTAAGCTACCTACTATCGGTTGAATGCCCATCCCTACCTCTCAATTAAAACAAAATACAGAATTACGACGCCTTACATACCAATTCCCCATTCTCACGAACAGCGACTGATACCCCAAATTATGGTGTTCGAGTTGTAAGCGTTAACAATATTACCCACGTTTAATTAAAAGTTTCAAGACAAGCACTCTCACAGCCTTTACAAACTGATGAGAGAACAAATAATCATTTCTGAGGACGGTGGCATTCCAAGTATCCGCGCTCTCTACATGTATGATCCTTGCATTTGACTGCAGAAGATCGGTGTCACACTCTTTTTAACCTCTTGACTTGTTATTTCACTACGTAATTCCTCTCCACCTTCTCTAACTATTTTTCTTATCAATTCATACTGATCCTTGTTCGCAAGCAGCTTCGCAATCTTATTACGTAAGCCAGAGGCAAGCTTAAGCATGCTCTTTCCTTCCACAGCTTTATCGCTGAAGATAGATTTAAGACCACGATCAAGGATTATCTTATATACCAGGGCAGCAAAACACTGACCTTCGGTTTCATCGAATTGATAGTTTTCAAAGTTATATTCGTTAAGGAGAGGGAAGCACTTATTCAAAAATTGATTGTATTTGTCAAAGACCATCCAATGTTTTTCCATTGTTATCTTCGGACGAAGATCAGGACGCGATCCAAGTACAAACTTGGCAGCAACAGCCTTGGTGATATCTCTATCTCCGATACTGTTGTTTATGTCCACTAATCCTAGTCCCCCTGCCCAAACAGGTAGGAACCAAGATCCTTCATGGTATTCAAAATTTTGACGGTTTTTGTACATAAATAAAAGGTGCGCTTTATGAGCTAATTCACTCATCATGCCTCCTGCAATCTTTAACATTTCTCCGTGCTTCATAGCAGTAGTGTAATTTGTTACCCTCATATCAATTCTTGAAACTTTTTCCCTTTTAACCATATCCTTTTTTGGTTCGGATCGTAATAGACCTAAAACAATACCCCTGTTAACATAGGGCACATAGGTAAAACGAACTCCGTCGTGTCTTTTCATTTGATGCACCTCACCACGAATTGTCATTGTCTCGAACGAGGCTTGACGTTTTATAGTGAAGAAATTAGAATTAATACAACAAAACTCGGGAGAATCGTAGGTTTTACCTATCGAATTCTCTAGACCATACATCAAACCCAACTGTTCCCAGATAACTGGAAACAATGGAGCCTGTGTGACATATGCTGTTAAGCAGTCATCACCGTTGATCCATATTGGTAAAGTAGAGAAATGTTTGTATTTAGTTCCATGTGCCATCTCATAAGACAACCATAGTAAAGATGCGTTTACAATACAGAGAATAGGAAAAGAGACAATCGAACCCATCAACTGACCTCGCTCCTGCCTACGGCAGTCACGACCTTCATCCTTTCCGCCATCGATACAAATATCGTTAGGCTTGAGGCCCCCACCGTTGAGTTCAATATAATCTGTGTAACCTTTCGGTTCCAGGTATATATGACCAATGAGTGCCTTACTAATTAAAGGGTAGAAAGTGTCGAAGAAGCCAGTCGATGTGTAAGATGAGTTTTTATCCAACATGGTACAAACAGACTTTGCTGCCTGATCAGATGCCCAACTATACATTTCGTTAGTTGCATCTTTATAGTCACCAGAATGGTAACGAAAGCAGCCTTGTCCAAACAGTTTATCCTTCAAATTACCAAATCGCTCATTAATGAGTTCCTCAGATATAGGCTTTCCTGTTAATTCAAAATTCCATGTCTTCTGTAATTCCTTAAGCATCAACTTTTGGAATGGTTTCAAAACAAAATATAATAGAGGGGGTCCTTTAGAAATTATCCTTACCTTCAAAGCCTCACTTAAACCATTAATCTCACAATAAGGCGTTTCGACGTGTGCTAAAAGCACAATTTTCCAGTACAACTTCCTCCATGATGAGAGGAAGGCATGATAATCAAGATCCACGCCCAGTGCAAAACGCGCTAGGTCAAGTGTTTCTTCAGCGATCTCATCTGCAACCCCGGCGGCTCCATAATACTCTGACACATAGCCCGAAAGCTTTGTCATTTTATATGAAAACCGCATGAGTTTAGATGGACCCTGGAGATCCTCTATCATGTCTTTAATGATCTGGTATTGTCCGCCCTTCGATCGCGAGTAGTTATAACTAGCTCCTGCGGAAGGTAAAAATATTTGAGTCAAGGTATATAGGTCCGGTTGGACGTTTCTAAATAAATCTCTTACGGTCCGATCTATTTGCTTTTCCAACATCTCCCGTGTCACTAATCGTTCCGCACTGATCCTTTGGTGCGACCAATAGTCAGGTATCCCTGTAGCGAAGGGGTCTATAAGTGTTGAAGTATGAACTCTATTAAGAGATTCATCACCTACAATACTCGTAAACTGCTTATCACCCAGTACAGGATGACAGTTAAAACCTAGAAGATCATCTGGGTTAACTGATATGAACTTTTCCTCAACAATTTTCTTTGGTGAGGTCATCTGCTCATATGCCTGGAATTCCTTAATTTGAACGTATTGTGCTGACGGTCTGGGCATTCCCTTCTTCGACATCAAGATATCTACGCAAAAGGAAAGACGTTGAGGTCCTCTCATAATTTTCTTAAGGTATACAAAGAACTTGCCCCCTAAGAGTACTTTGGTCGTATGCTGCGGATATTTTTCTCTCCACTGTGAAAACCAGGTAGGAGCAGTCGGAACAACTTGCTCAGGCATCCACGATGATATGAAAGCAGCATTGAAGTATTTGAAATAATCAAGAACACTAGCGGTCGTTGTAGAAACTGTCCACATGATCTCCCGCACCTTAGCAACCAAACTATCCTTGCAGGATGGAAGGTTGGGTTCGAACCGGAATCCAAACATCTGAAATGTAAGGAGCCATTGCTCTAGGTGTGACAAGATAAGTGAGAGCCGCGAATGACACGTTAAGTCTGCTTCAGTATCCTTCTCGAAAACAGAGGATGCTTCGGTCAGCAAGCGATAAAGGTTTGTCAAGCCTTTATCTTCTTCTACCAGGGGACTTAGCGAGGGACTTGGAGCAGGTGGATGTACCATCACCTGGCCTTCGAGTTCGTCATCAACAATTTGATTGGACGACAAAGGACTTTCTACGTGGTGTCCCACCACGTACTGAGCTTTTGTGAAACTTTTGCGACTGTGTTTTGATAACATTGTACAG